ACACAATCCAATGTTTTTCAGAATCACCATAAATTTTAAAGGCTATTGATTCTGGAGTATCTGTATCTTTAACTTCATACGGATAAAAAGAAGCAGAATTTTCTTTAAGAGAATTCTCAAAAGCAAACCGTGCGGTGATATTAGTTACAATATCTAAACCGGTATTATTGTTTGCCCCATCAGAATAAAGTGTTGAGGGAAAAAAATTAAAATAATTAGCCATTTATTTTGAATACAAAGTAGGATATGGAACAGTATACATTGTGGCACCAGAACCTGCCGGCGCAAATGGATCTTTAGCTGATACGGCCGAATCGAAATCTTCTTTAGTGAGATATGTTGTTTCTCTAAATTGAAGGCTCAATTGAATGCCAACTGGCATACCAGTGCGACCCAAATCTGGATTGTTTTCGCCAGGAACTTCATATGCCGACCATCCATTAGGAGCATAATTAACTTGAATGCTTTCTAACACACACGTTGATATTGGTGGTATATTTGGATTTTGCCTACCAGCGTAAAAAAACTTTATATCAAATTCTGAAGGTGGAATTAAAAGACCAGTTTGTTTCCCTGCATTTTTTTCTAATTCGGGAGCCTGATGAAATCTAAAACGGTCAATAATCTTTTGAACCGCTAGTGCTTCAGTTTCACTACGTGGCCAGAAGAAAAACTCGAATTGAAATTGACGAAAATCTGGCGCACTATAAATTAGTTCCAACATAGGATTTGTTACACGACCTGTAAAACCAAAAACGCCTAAACGTGTGGTATCAGGTGCACCTGTCACACCACCAATAAATCTTTCACCCAAGGCTTGAAGTGCGCCAGTTTTTTTAATCGCTTCTAATGCTGCTCTTCCACCTTTATCTTTATACACATCAACTACACCGGGAGCAGCAGCAAGTGCTTGTCCCAACAGTTCTTTACCGGGAGAAAGACCATCATATGATTGTCGGCTATCAAATTGTATTGTATCTGGCATGTATAACGCAATAGAATCTGTAGTTAATTGCGTTTTGTTCATAATTCCAAATGGGGATTTATCTGTAATGTTTTTGATTGATTTGGTAATATTATCGTTTGATTTTTGTTCAGCAAGAGAAACTAGTGGTGCCGTTGAAACAAAACTATCAATTGCATTTCCAAGTTTTGCTCCAGTAGACCCAAAATTTTGTTTTATCGCAGATATTAAATTTTCTACACCTTTATTGACTTTATCAGCAAAAGAAATTTTAACTTTGCTTGTGTCTATTCTATTTGCTGCCGAAGCACCCTTTGACAACTGTTCTTGAATTGACTTCTCAACCTCAGGGCTAAAAGACTGACCTCCACGGTAATCTGCACTGAATTGCGTTTTCTCCTGTTGTCGAACAAAGAAAACCATATAGTGTCCCTTATCTGCACTACCAACATCCATGGGATATTTTAGTGCATTATACGCAAATGGTGTTCCTTCAAGAACAGCTAGGGGACCATATGCATTGCTAACGCTTTTATTGAATTTGATGTCAGAAAGACCGAAAAATGCCATATTTGTCCTAAGTATGTTGACTAGATAGTATTTATGTCATATCAAGGAAAATTCACGCCCAAGAATCCACAAAAATACAAAGGGGATGCGACAAACATCATCTATCGTTCATCGTGGGAAGTCAAGGTGATGAAATATTTAGATGACCACCCAGACGTTATTTGGTGGGGTTCTGAAGAACTGGTCATACCCTATTGGAGTCCAGTTGACAATAAAAAGCATCGATACTTCCCAGACTTTGTAGCTAAGATTAGGCAAAAGAACGGCGTAATTAAAACGTTTGTGATTGAAGTCAAACCAGAGGCGCAGACTAAACCTCCTACTCAAAAACGTAAGACTAAACGCTACATTCAAGAAGCAGCAACTTACGTTATCAATCAATCCAAATGGAAAGCAGCAACCGAATTCTGCAAAGACCACGGCTGGGAATTTCAAGTCATAACTGAAAAACATCTAGGAATCTGAGATAAATACTAGATGGCTACCAAAACACTCATAGACAGAATCAAAGACTCTCTTGCTAAGAAAGGATTTGAACCACGCTCACGTGATGCACGTAACTGGTTAAGAGCAAAGACTGGCGCATTGAAACCTACTAAAGGTGACTTGATGCGTGACAGGCAAAGACTGAGAGAAAATTCTATGATTGGTAGAATGTACTTTTACTTTTATGATCCAAAAACGAAGGATACGTTGCCATATTACGATAAGTTTCCATTGGTCATACCAATAGAACGATACCCAGACGGTTTTTTAGGACTTAACTTGCATTACATTAGTCCAAAGCAGCGGATACTTCTTTTAGATAAATTAAGCACATTACTCACTGACCATAACTACGATGAGAAAACTAGACTCAGAATCAGTTATGATTACCTAGCAAAAGCATCAAAAATGTATCAAGCTAAACCTTGTATCAAACGATATTTGTTTAGTCATGTGCAATCTAGGTTTTTAGAAATCACGGCAGATGAATGGGACATCGCAGCTATGTTGCCCGTTGAATCGTTTGCAAAAGCAAAGAAAAACAAAGTATGGTCAGAATCAGAGGATAAATTTTAATGTCGTTTTCACCTAATCTATTTCTATCAAACATCAAGGCAAAAGATGGCTTGGCTCGACCTTGCCGTTTTGAAGTTGTTTTACCCATACCCGCTTATATTGGAAATTCGATAGGAAATTCTGTCATTGAAAAAATATTAAATTTTCCAAATTCAATTTTTACCGACATATCAGGCGCAATTACAAGTGCAATTGGGCAGCAAAATGATGCTCAAAGAAGTGCCAATCCTGCGGTGTCTCGTTATTTGGCTCTACAATGTGAAACTGCTGAGTTGCCAGGAAAGACATTGCAGACAGCAGATGTTAAAATATATGGTCCAACATTTAAAGTTCCATATCAAACACAATATGCAGAAACGTCACTGACCTTTATCTGCACAAATGAATTCTATGAACGTAAATTATTCGATAAATGGTTGGAAGCAATTATGCCAACAGATACAAACAATTTACGTTACCCAAAAGGAAATTCATCAAATTATTTGTCAAAAATAAGAATCATACAATTTGATGATGTAGTAAAACAAATATATGCAGTAGATTTAATTGATGCATTTCCTATTGGTATTGCATCGCAACCATTAAGTTGGGCAGAAGAAGGCTTTCACCGTTTGACTGTTCAATTTGCTTATCAAAAATTTGAAACAATTTATGAAGGAAACTTTGATATTGGCAGAGCAGCAGCATCTATACTTGGAGCAGGAGCAACAAGATTACTTTCTTTTTAATTTAATGTGAGGACATTATGTTACCAAAAATAGACGTACCCATTTATGAATTGACGTTACCATTAACAAATAAATTAATTCGTTTTAGACCATTCTTGGTCAAAGAAGAAAAAATTCTTTTAATGGCAATGGAATCTGATGAGAATGATTCGATTCTTTTAGCCGTAAAGCAAATAATAACAAACTGTTGTTTAGATGAGATTTCTGTTGACGATCTACCAATTACCGATATAGAATTTTTATTTCTAAATCTTCGTGCAAGATCGGTTAATGAAATTGTTGAGTTGCCATACAAATGTAATAATAAAGTAACCGTAAATGGTGAAGAAAAAGAGTGTGGCAGCATCGTGAATCTTGAAATGAATCTGTTAGAAATTCATCCCGATGTTCATGAAAAGAAAATTGATAAAATTGTGCTTGATGAAAAAATAGGTCTTTTAATTAGATATCCATCTTTTAAAATAGTTGAAGAAGCACAAAAAGCAGAGGGCACTGAAGTTGAAAAACTAATGAATGTTTTGGTAGGTTGTATAGATGGTATCTATACAGAAGAAACTATTTACTATTCTAAAGATGTTCCCAAAAAAGAACTTTTGGAGTTTATAGAAAACTTAACCAGAGAACAATTTAATAAGATTCAAGAATTTTTTGAGTCGATGCCAAAAATTAAAAAAGAAGTTGATTTTGAATGTGAGAAATGTGGCTATCATGAAAAAATTACCGTTGAAGGACTCCAAAGTTTTTTCGTCTGACCGTTCGTTATGATAATTTGAAAAACTATTTTGATACAAACTTTGCTTTAGTGCATCACCACAAATATAACCTATATGATATTGAACGTATGATGCCTTGGGAGAAAAGTATTTACGTGACAATGTTGATTAACTTTATTAAAGAAGAAAACGAAAAATTGCAACAAGAAAAAATTTCACATAAGAGATAAAAATGGCTTCATTTACAGATTT